CTTGAAGTATGGTTGTTCTAAACCGCGACGTACCTTGTTCCAAGCGCGCTGCAGCGGGAAGTAAGTCCGCTCTGGTTCGCTTGTAAGCTCGTTCCAAGCATGCAGAGCTTGCATGCGAGATTCGAGAGGTATGCCGCGAGGATTCCACCCAAAGCCTTCCGGCTGTGGGAGGACCGATAGGACGTCTGCTACACGTCGCTGACGGGGCCGAAGCATGGTCAACGAACGCGGTCCGAGAAGCCGAACGACGTCAAGGAAGGACCGATCACTCGGTTCCCTCCATTTGAGCCCAGCCAGGATACCATCCCTGGACACCAGTTTACCAGCAAATTCGGCAAACCGGGTGCTCACTATCGTTTTATCCTTTGAAATAGGAATTCCAAGCTGTGCCATCACGGACAGATACTGCTCCGCAACGGACGCATCGGAGATGACGATGTCATCCCCGAGTACTCGAAAGCAGTCGGTTACCCGATTAGCTCGAGCTATGGAGTGAACCAAAACTCCATGCGCCAGCGCGAACGCCGCAAAACTTGGACCTAATCCTAGTGGTTGGCCAACTGTCCACCTGTACAAATGACCCTTCCCCTCATGGGTACTTCTCCATGGGGCACGGGCCAGTCGGTGGAAGAGCTCGACGTCCTCCTCTGCACACCCGATTTCTCGGAGTATCTCGAGTTGGACTTGGAGAGGAAAGTTATTCGTCGCATCTGACAAATCGATGGAGAACACCCTCCTACCTAGGTTTAGCTGTGCTTTCACCCACTCGGTACCATCCGATTGGTTAAAGGTACAGTCCCATTTCACCCTTCGCAAAAGGGAGAACAACTGCCGCTTCATTCGAGACATTGCCAGTTGATGGACAATGTTCGGGTTTGCGAAAACCCTAAGTTTGTAACCTGGCTCCTGGGTCACCCCAAGAGTACCTACCGGTTCCCACGTTGAACGGGAATCCAACGGGTCATGGTATCCGAACATGTCATCCCACCTTATCCGGCTGTCAACCGGTGAAGCAATGGTGGAAAACGAAGTTCGGTACTGTGGGAATTCCTCCCACAGCGCCATGCCGGTGTCTGACTCGACGAATCTTTCGATTGCGTCGGACACGTATTTGGGGGCATAGCCCTTACGTACGACAAACTCCTCGAACGTTTCAAGCCCTACGTTCTTCTCGACTCGCATCCATTTCGGGATGCGCAGACGTTTAACTACGTCCGCCAGCTCAGCTGGGTCGGGTTGAGCGCGTGTCATCGATGAGTGGAATTTCTCCCACTGTTTCGGTGTCACAGTTTCTGACATGAAGGTTGAATAGACCATCATGCAGTTAAGGGCCCGGGATATAGTCTTTATATCGGAAACGTTAACTTCATTCCATAGGACCCCGAAGGGTC